TCTGCGGTGTCGACCCCGACACGGTAACCCTGTGGTCCACCCGCGGCTACCTCCTCCGCGACGGCAGCGAACGACGCCGGCTCCCCGTCGCGAAACGGGAGAAGGGCCGCCCCCTGTACGACCCGGTAGAGGTGCAGAAGGCGGAGTACGCGACCGCTCTCCGCGCCCGCCGCGCCCTCGTCCGCGAGGCCGTCACCGCAGCCTGATGGCCGTCACGCAAGCCGGCGCCTGACCTGCGGTAAGTCACCATCCCTCACCGGCCGGCAAGCGTGACGACGGGGGGAACGCCATGACCGCGGGAACGCGCGACGGCACCGGCAGGTTCACCCGCACCGCCGCGACCGCCCGCCGCGACGCCGACGCCGCCGCCCTCCGCGCCAAGGGGCGCACCTTCGACGCCATCGCCCGCGAGATGCGCTTCTCCTCCCGCGCCAAGGCGTACGAGGCCGTCATGCGCGCCTACGCCGACATCCCGTACGAGGGCGCCGAGGAGGCCCGCCGCCTGGACCTGGAGCGCATCGACCGGCTCATCGAGCAGGCGTGGGCCGTGATGGAACGCGAGCACCTCACCGTCTCGCAGGGCCGCGTGGTCGGCAAGCGGACCGGCTGGGAGAAGGACGAGGTCACCGGCGAGGTCCTCCGCGACGCCGACGGCGCCGCCATCGGGCAGTACGAGGACATCCCCGACGACGGGCCGGCCCTCGCCGCGATCCGCGAGCTCCGCGGCCTGCTCGAGCGGCGGGCGAGGATCATCGGGTACGACGCCCCGGCTAAATCCCGCATCGAGGTCATCACCGAGGAAGCGGTCGACGCGGAGCTGGCCGCGGTGGCGAGGCAGGTAGCGGAGAACAATGCCCGCACCGCTGATACTGGCGCCTCCGGATAAGATCCGGCGCCTGGCCGAGCTCCGCGAGGAGCTCCGCCGGCAGGAAGCCGAGAAACTGCGGCACGCCGACGTGTTCGCCAAGCTGGGCTTCGCCCCGAACCCGGGCCCGCAGTCCCGTTTCCTGTCCCTGCCCGACGAGAACATCGACGTCCTGTACGGGGGCGCGGCGGGCGGCTCCAAGTCCACGTCGCTTCTGCTGTACTCGCTGCGCGCGTGTGCCCGGTTCCCCGGCCTGCAGGCGTTCTGGTTCCGCCGCACGTTCCCCGAGCTCGAGCAGTCGGTCATGCGGATGCTCGGCCGGTACGGGTACGCGAAGACCCTCGGGGCCAGGTGGAACGAGGGCAAGCACGAGCTCCGGTTCGCCAACGGGTCCATCCTGACGTTCGGGCACGCGAAGAACACGCAGGAAGCGTCCGCGCTGCTGTCCGCCGAGATCAACCTGCTGGTCATCGACGAGCGCACCACCATCCCGCCCGGCGTCGTCGACATGCTGTACAGCCGGGTCCGGTCCGGTGTCGAGGGCGTGCCGTGCCTCGGCGTCCGGTCGGCGACCAACCCCGGCAACGTCGGGCACTCCCGGGTCAAGGCCGACTACATCAAGGCGACAGAGCACGGGCAGAAGGAGATCACCGACCGGTACAACCGGCGGCGGATCTTCATCCAGGCCCGCGTCACCGACACCCCGCAGCTCGGCGAGGAGTACCGCCTCAACCTCGCCGGCCTGGACGAGAAGCTCCGCAAGGCGTTCGAGGAAGGCGACTGGGACACCTTCGAGGGCCAGGTCTTCCCCGAGCTGTCCTGGGACCGGCACGTCGTACCGCCGTTCACCATCCCGCCGTCATGGCGCCGCTACGTCGCCGTCGACTGGGGGTACACCGCCCCGTGGGCGGTCGGCTGGTTCGCGGTCGACGAGGACGGCCGGGTGTGGCTGTACCGGGAGATCTACGAAACCCAGGTCGGCGAGGCCGACCAGGCGCGGCGCATCCTGGCGGCCGAGGCCGACGGCGAGCATGTCGCGGTCCGGTACGCCGACGACGCCATGTGGGCGGTCCGCGGCGACGCGAAGCCGATCGCCGACGTGTACGCGGACAACGGCTGCCACCTCACCCCGGCCGGGAAAGGCCCCGGCTCCAGGGTCGCGGGCTGGCAGCGGATCCACACATACCTGAAGGACGGCCCCGCCTGCCCGCACCACCGGGCGGCCGGCCAGGCCACGTGCCCGATGTTCCACGCCCTCACGACCTGCCCGAAATGGTTCGACGAGCTGTCCGAGCTCCCGCACGCCACCACCGGCAACCCCGAGGACTCCGACCCCAGGGCAGCCGACCACCTCGCGGACCTCACCCGCTACTTCCTGCTGAACATCGACGGCGGCCCGGGATTCACGATCTTCCCCGACGAGGAGCCGAACGCGGTAGCCGAGGCGATCACCCCGCTCGACCCGATGGGCGCGTTCGCGGTGGACCGTGACCCGGGCGAGCCCGCATGGCTGTACGCCGAGGATGACGACGCGCCCCGGCGGACGGTCCGCACCGCGGAGTAGCCAGTGGCCGCAGGCCCGAAAAGGTAGACTGTTCGCAACAAGGACGGCCCGGCAGCGTCTCACCGCTACCGGGCCATAGGCACCGATCCGGCTAAGGATTATCGGCACCCATGAACAACAGTAGCCTCTACACGCCCTCATTCATTGAGCGGTTCTGGTCCAAGGTAGACAAGAGTGGTCCCGTACCCGACTATCGGCCCGACCTCGGCCCTTGCTGGATCTGGACCAGTTACTTGAACGCAAACGGCTACGCGTGCATCTGGGTCGGCAGCAAGACTGACGGTAGCCGGAGACTGCTGCTGTCGCACCGCGTCTCGCATGAAACGATGATTGGCCTGATCCCGCCCAAGTATCACGTGGATCATCTCTGCCGAGTCCGCGCCTGTGTAAATCCGGCCCATATTGAGGCTGTGACGCACCGCGAGAACATAATGCGCGGGACCGCGCCGGAAGTGACCAGAGCCCGCGCCGCAGCGCAGACCCACTGCGCCAAGGGCGGCCACGAGTTCACGCCGGAGAACACGTACATCAAGCCCGATTCGGGCGCCCGATCCTGCCGCATCTGCCGCAGGCTGGACGCAAAGAAGCGCAAGGGCCGGCCGATCGCCCTCGCGAGGATCTTTACGCCCGACGGATGCCAAGACGTAACCGCGACCCACTTCGGCGTCGAGGATGGCGTGCTCCATGTCAGGTTTTATGACGAGCTTGTCGCCGCATTCGCTCCCGGCGAGTGGCTGTCGGCCGTGAAAGAGCGAAAGGGCATCCCGGCCCCATCGCTTCTCGCGCAGGTGTGCGACGAACCTCACCACCCGATAATCCCGGCCGCATAGGCGCTGCCTGAAGCTGGCGCGGGAGGTCACATGGGCCTCCGGTCGGCAGTGCGGAGTTGGTTTGCCGCCGACAGCGAAGAGGGCGTTACCGAGGCTGTTAAAGCCCTCACGCCGGCCCAGATACCTGAACGCGCTGGATTCGCTTACGGCATCCCGATGGGCGGCCTCACCGAGTACTCGGCGAGTGTCGGCGGGGCGACCGGCACGGACCGGCGCTCGCAGCTGGCCCAGCTCTACGACAGTTACCTGACGTGCCCGTGGGCGTGGGCGTGCGTGCAGGCCGTTGCCCGCACGATCACGGCCGGCGGCCTGGTCATGGACTGGGACTCCGATCAGGGCGAGGGCAGCCAGGAAGCGCCCGCGAAGACCGAGGCGGTCCTCGCGGCCGAGCGGCTGTTCGACTTCACGAACGACCGGCAGAACATCCGGCAGCTGCTGCGGAACGTGGTCGTCGACCTGCTCGTGTTCGGCGACGCCTTCATCGAAGTGACGTGGTGGCAAAACACGCCGGTCGCGCTTTACAACCTCGATAATCCGACCACCACGCCGCTTGCCGATGAGCACGGCAAGGTAACCGCGTACAAGCAGGTCACGGAATACGGGGCAGTCGCCGACTTCGAGCCCCGCGACGTGATTCACATCTCCCTCGACGCCCCCCGCTCCGGCGTGTTCGGCGTCAGCCCCACCCAGGCCGCGCTGCTGCCGATCACGGCGTGGCTGTTCGCGGCGGCGTGCGGCAAGGAGATGGCCCGCAAGGGCCTCCCGATCAACATTCACGTCGACTTCCCGCAGAGCATGCAGGCGGCGGAGCAGAACCGGTGGCTCGCCCAGTACGCGGCCCGCAACATCGGCCCCCGCAACATCGGCACCCCGGTCGCCACCAAGGGCGGGGCGCACGTCACCGAGCTCGCCGCCGGCAAGATCACCGACATCCTCACGTTCCTGGACCAGAAGCGCGACGAGATCGTGGCCTCCTACGGTGTCCCCCCGGCGAAGGCCGGCATCATCGAGTCGGGGAACCTCGGCGGGGGCACCGGGGAAGCGCAGGACGCCACGTACCGGATCGACGTGTGCGGGCCGATCGCGGAACTGATCCTGGAGGCCGTGAACTTCAGCGTGGTGCAGAACGGGTTCGGGGTCGACGGGTGGCACGCGAAGTTCCGGGAGATCGACTACCGGACGTCCAAGATCCGCGATGACATCCGGGACGAGCGGATCCGCAACGGGTCGATCACCATCAACCGGGCGCGCGCCGAGATCGGGGAGCCCCCGGTCGAGGGCGGTGATGACGCGGTGATCATCGACAGGCAGAACATGGTGATGGTGGCGGACCTGGCTGCCATGTCGAAGGCGGTCATCGCGGGCAAGGGCGCGCCGGGGGTCGCCGCGGGGGAGACCCCGCCGGGCGGGGAGCCGATGGCACCGGACGGCACCGTGCCCCCGGAAGCGCCCCCGGACGGCCCTCAGCCGCCCGCGCCGGCCCCGAAGGAGTCGATCCCCGTCGTCGTCCTGGCGAGGTACCGGGCGCGGCTGTCGGAGGCCCTGCGGTCGATGCCGGTCACCGAGTCGGCAGGCGACGCGACGTCCCCGTACGCCCAGCTCGCGAAGAACTTCCCGCCCTCGGCGATCGCCTGGGTGAAAGACGCGTCATGGGCCGGGCCGAAGATGATCCCCCTGGGCCAGGTCGACACCTCCGACCGCGACCAGTGGGACGCGTCCTCCGAGCCGGAAGTCGTCGCCCGCAAGCGCAAGACCCTCCGCAGGAAGCTCGCCGCCGGAGAGCACCCCAAGCCCGTGGTGCTGGTGAAGCGGCCCTCGGGCAAGTACCTGATCGCCGACGGGCACCACCGGTTCCTCGCGGCGGAGGCCGAGGGCCAGGCGGCGGTGTGGGCTTACGCCGGCAAGGTCGGCGCGCAGGACGGGCCGTGGAATCAGATGGCGCTCAGCCAGGGCAAGACGGCCGGTGGCTCCAAGGCGGCCTGACGCCGAGTCCCTCCTCGGTGCCGTCGCCGAAGCTCTCACCGCGTGCGAGGCGGCCGGGATCGCGGTCAAGCTCAAGCACGGGATCGTGACCAGCCGGGAAGGGTACGTGCTCCCGGTCGGCGATCAGTGGGTGGCGCGGACCAGGGCCTACACCGAGTTCGCGCCGCCGGCAGGAGATGACGATGACTGAGCCCGG